AAGTTATCGATAGGGGTTCCGGGTGCGATTGATGAGGTAGATAGTAGTTGTTTGTAGTTAATATCCCCTGTGTTTTTACTTCCTAGGTAACGTGAATTAATACTTCGTAAACTGCTGTAATTAGAATCCGGTACGGTTGCGGGGGTGGCGGATTTATTTAATATAAGGTTAATGTTTACTGGTGTTATTGCGTTATAGGAATAGTCTACATCTTGATATAGAGTAGATGCTCTACTTGTTTCAATATTATTTAATAGTGGTTTACTATTTATAGAATGTATTACTTGGGCTGTTGTTGTTGACCCTGAATATTCTCCATTAAAAAATTCATACTGTGATGATTCAACTTGGTTAACTACTCCAATCGGAGAGTTGTATACGTTATTCCATATTTGAGACGTACTACTTAAACTATTAACTGACCCACCTGGTCCGGCAGATATAACTTGAAGTGTTCCGTTGTTATAGTTTCTTGATTGAGCTTTTAAGGATCCAGTTATTGTGAGGTTTTTATAGCTTACTTGTGCTGGACGTACTTTATTTCTTTCTAGTAGATGCTGCTTGATTACTATACCGGTAGCTAACCCTGTTCTTACAGGTACGTAGTCCTTTACCATCTGGAATACTGCATTATCATAATACTTAGAAAGTCTTATGTAATCGCTATAGTTGTAGTTATGACTATACTTTGTAAAGTACGTCTCTCGTAAATTATCTAGTTCTAAATATGTTCTTGATATATTGTTTATATCTCTCGGATCTCCAATATACTCTCCGATATTAAGGTAACCGTGAGTAGCGTTTATATCGTCGTTTATTTCGTTTTGAGGAGATAAGGCTACTTCTGCGTAGTTAACATTTCTAGTTAGACTGTTACTTACTTTTCTTTGTTGTTGTACAGTTAGACTTGCTGCTAGTACTGTATTTACAGGTATGTTGCTGTATATAGAAGAGGATGTAGGTAGTATTAGTTCTTGTTTCTTTATCTTTGTGGAGCTTCTATTACGTATACCTCCTCCTACTTGGTCTACTAGTGCAATTTCATAATTAGGTCGAAAATTACCATTTGTTATTGTAAAGTTATTACCTGTACTAAATGAAAGAGGTGAGTCAGGAGTTCCTACTCCAGGATGTATGGAGCTAGTATTTCTATATAATTCTCCTCCTAGAGCTGCTCTAAAAAGTAGATTCGAACTTCCTTCTATTGAATTAGAATCTTGTACGAAATCTCTAAATTGTGGCTTAGTTACAGTATCTGTAAAGTATCTTAATTCTTGTAGAGATCCTGTGAAAGGTGTATATGTACCTCTTGCTATAGTAAGAGAACCTGACCCTGGGAAATATACATCTCCTGGTTTAGTCCAGTCGTCTGTTCCAGTAAACGAATGGGATGCTTCAAACCCTACTGTATTTCCGTCTACTCCATCATATACTTTGTTTGATGCATATAGTGTGTAAGTATACTCGTCTTTTTGAGTTACCATTACAGACCACCACCCTCCATCTATAAAAGGTAAGCTTATACTTGCAGATTTCGCTAAACCTTCGTGAATGAAACTTAGATCTGCGTATTTAGCGTCTGAACTAACTATAGATCCGGAGTATGACCCGGACGTAACGGGTGTGGTATGTTCGAGTATTACTGTAAATTGGGTATCGTTTCCTTTATCTATATTTGTAAATAGGGATTGAGAAGCAGGTGTTGTTGGTGAGGCTGTTGGTGACTTAAACCTAAATTGTATACTCTTTACTGTTGCCATTTACTATAAATATCCGTGACTTAATATTATATCTGACCTCCGTCAATAATGTTCCAGTTATGAGGGGCAGAATTTAATGTTGACCTTGAAGCGCTAGCAGCTGATTCATATTGTATTATACCGGCCCCTAAAGATACGTTACTTTGTATGTTTGGAGCTTGGGTAGCCCATTGTATTAGTAACTGTGTGTAATTAGTACTAGACATACCGGAACCGTCTAGCATATCTGTAGCGTCTATTAAATTAGCAATATCCCAGGAGCCGAGGTTTTGATCAAATAAACGAGCGTCTTTAAACATATTGCTCATATTATTTACACTTACTGTATTCCATGAACTTAAGTCTTGGTTAAAAGCTTTTGCATCTTTAAACATATTGCTCATGTCACTTACGTTAGCTACGTCCCAACTGTTAATGGTGTTTGTTCCTCCGTTATTGAATAAGGATGCGCTTTCAAACATTGAACCTAGATCAGTAGTTGAGTTACCGGAAGGTAGTATAAACATATTTGAATTAAACTTGTCTGTTTCTTTAAACATTGAGTTCATCGTTGTTGCAGCAGAAACTACCCATTGGTTAAGGCTTTCATTACTTCCGTTTGTAAAGCTGGAGGCATTTAAGAACATTTGACTAAAATCCGTTACGTTTGAGACTGGCCAGTTAGATACTTGCTGAGTAAAGGAAGTAGCGTTTGAGAACATACCTTTCATACTAGTTGCTAATACAGTATTAAAACCTTGGACGGTTTGGTTGAATAGAGATGCGCTATAGAATGTATTTTCGAAGGTAGTTACGTTTCCTGTATCCCATGAACTTATATCCCCGTTAAATTTTACCGCTTGACTAAAAGTACCGCTCATATTGGTATTAGCAGAAGTATTCCAGTTTAAATCTTGATTAAAGACTGCTGCATTTTCAAATGTACCTTGTAAGGTTGTTACGTTAGCGAGGTTCCAATCTATAAGAGAGTTAAACGCTAATGCATCTTTAAATGAAGTCTCTAGAGAAGTTACTGTATCTGTTTTCCACCCCTGTACGGGACCTTTAAATATCGTAGCTCCTCTAAATATGTCTTTAAAACTAGTAGTACTAATTGTCGGAGCACTTGTTGTGGTTATTATACCGGTGCTACGATTACCTCCTAGATTATCTGCTCCGTAGAATGAAGCGCTTGTAGATAGTTCTAAACTACCCCAATCGAATACATCCATTATACTTGCAGTGTACCCCGTATTATTAAATGCAAAACCTTTACATTCTCCGGTTATTGATACTTCGTAGAATCCAGAGGTAGTGTAGTTATGTGTCTTTTGAGTATCATCCCAGGCGGTTATGTTGCTTGGAGTAGTACCGTCTCCCCAATCTACAGACATATTATATGTCCCTGTACTCACTAAAGGTAGTGATATTGGACTATTTGCGGTCCAGTAAGAAGTGAAGGTTGGTCCGTTCCAAGGGGTAGTTATGTAACCTGATCCGGATGTTTCGTATGCGTAGTTAAATCGATTATACCAGTAGTCCCATGTATTAGTATTCTTATCTCTACCTCCGAATTCAGATATTCTTAATATTGTGTCTGGTATTCCAAAGCAGTTTAGTAGTACTCTTAATCCTGATACTGTTCCTTTCTTTTTAAGGAGGTAGGGTAGGTTGTGGTATATTCTCTTATATACTAATTTCTGTGCTTCGTTGAATGGTGTGGTTTCTGCAGAAGCAGTTACGTAGTTTGTAATTAACTCACTTCCGGTTGGTGGTAGTAAACCTCCTGTAGAAGTTACCCCTAATAGGGATGTAAACGCATCGTTGTTTGTTAAACTACTAGCGTATAGATCTACTCCGTAAGATTCTAATGCATCACTTACTAGATCTATTGATATACCGTTCTTTAATCTATTATCTCCATCTTGTCTATTTTCTAGAGCTTTAGTATAGAGCCAAATCTCATCGAACATTTGTGCAGTGAGTTCGGAGAATAGTTGAAAGTTAGCGTTATCGGTATCGTCTGTTATATAACTTGGAAATGTTTCGAATAGGTTATTTCTATTATCTCTATCGTAAATAGTAGCAGTATCAGATTGAGTACTTAACCAAGCGGTAGCTTCAGAAGAGGTGTAAGAATACAGTATATAAGGAGGCGTATCGTTTTGCTTAGGCCATGTATGAGAACCGCTACTGTAATAAAGGTAGTAGTCATATCCGTCGAAGTTTTTAGTTGTACTTTTAACTTGTCTCTGATATTGTTCTTTACTAGCAGATAGTTCTGTAGGTGGGGCGGTATTTAATCCTTCTAAAGTTGCTATATTCTTAGCGAATGTTTCTAATTGAGTTGCTTTGTAATTAAAATTTGTAAGTCTAGTATTAGCTGAACTGAAGAATACGAAGTTACTATAATCTGTGTAATCTGTGTTAAGTTCTGCTCTGTTTTCTGCTAACACACTGTTTAGCTGGTTTGTCATTCCATTAGCAGATGCGTCTGTTAGGTTGTTTATATCTTTGTAGACGGTTGTGTTGTTGGTTTTTGTATTTACTCGGAGATTCTTATTAGGCCCTCTAAGTTGTTTTGTTTTGGGTAATTGTGCTTCTAGTTCTGGGAATCTTACATTAAATATGTTAGAATCAGAGACCTTACTGTATATGTTAAAGGTACTTCCTTTTTCTACTGTGAAAGGTAAAGGTTCGTATAGTTTAATTAGAAGATTTCTACCTAGGTACCCTACGTTAACTGCAAACTCTAATTGATTTAAACCAAAATCTAAGAAGTACCCGTTTATGTTAGTAGTACTAGTTAAATATTCTTGAATAGTCTCTGTCCCTGCTTGTAATTGTATACTATCTAAGAACCTACTATTAACCTTTAGTTCTGTTCTATCGGATGATATCTCTACTATGAATAAGGTAGGGTTACTTGTTAATAGCGGGTTTAAGAAGTTATACTGTACTTGGTAGATCCCTTGAGTAAACCCATTACTTATTACATCTGTGCCGGGGTCTAATACAAGTGTATTTGTGCTAGTTACATCTAACTCCCCTTCAACTTTATAGCCTGTAGTGATTTTATCGATATACTCTCCATTTATAGTATAGATATACCCTTGTAATACGTCTGTGATTACATTAAAGTTTTGAGTCAGTTGCGTGGTTTCAATATTAGCATTGTCGGTTGCTGATAAGGTACTTACTTGGTTTTTATTTAATATGCCGTTACCTAACGGGGTTACTAGTGGTTTTACCATTATGCCGTTTTGTTGATTATATCTGATGAACTAAGTCCTGCTAAACGTGAGACTTGTTTCTGTAATTCTATATTTTCTTCTCTTAACTCTGTTACTTCCTGAACCAGGGCTACTACTTCCGCGCTTATATCTTCCCCACCCGTATACTCTTTACTTGTGTTTATAAGGTATTGATGTGAATTTACTTCACCTTCTTTGGGTATTTCTAAGAAAAGTTTACGGTATGTTGTGAAGAATTCTACTATACTTATACTATCTTCAGGTAGCATAGTATTTACTAGTATATCTGTAAACTCAGTAAAACCTGTGTCTACTGCTAGGTTAAATTGACCTTTATCATAAGAGGTTGCTTGTATGTTTACCGGTTGACTCATTATTTATTACTTATTTTAAATTCCTCTGTATCTACTACTAACACTGTGTCTCCGATAGTAGTTTTAATTTCAATTCTATAATATCTTTCAGGTTGTAAGCCGTTAAAATATAAATCGAAATAACTTCCCGTAGAGTCAGAACTTAACTTAGTATAAGTACTGTCGTAGCTAATAGCAACTTCATTTGTATATACATCTTTGATGCTGTAATAACTCTCTTCTGGTAGAGCATAGTTTTGCGTGTATATTGAACTAGTTTGGTAGGTACGGGGTGGATACTGAGGTCTTGAATTAACTCTAAATCTATTTACGCTGTCTCCGTAAAAGGTACCTGGGTTATTTGATATCTCTATTATTGCTGGTACCGTACTTAATAACTCTAAACTACCTGTATTGTAAACATGGTCGTCCCACTTAAATTCTAATTGCGGAGGGTATACTGTATGAGTGTCTCTTGAAAAATACTTGATAGTTGTCTGTTCATTTATATTACTTACAAACTCCTGCGAAGCAGATTGTCTTACGATTATTCCGTAATTATCAAAAGCAGATGAAGACCAGTTAGTTACTATCGGAGTTATATTTGCTACAATATCAGGATCTGTATAATACTGAAATGTATAACTCGCTTCTGCTTGAGTATACCAGGTACCTCCTCCTGCTGATAAAGGGTTTGTATCTATATTATAAGATCCAGTTGTTCCTGCAGCGTACGAAGAGGTAGTCCATTTTGCACCTCCGCCGTATTGACTATATGTCCAAGAAGCTCCACTTTGGTTTTCCGGTAGATCTAAAAACTTACCAGTACCCATATTCCAACTCTCTGCTAATGCATTGATGTTAATTGTACTTGTACTAGATAAACCTGTTACATTAGCAGTGAATCCCCTTAAGTCTGCTTCCCACGTAAAATTCTTAATTTTATTCTCGAATAGAGAATTTATTTCAGCGGAGCTAAATTGTAGTAGTATTCTTGAAGCTTGAGGATTTTCTCCTACTACCGTTGGGTTGTGTATTAGGTAGTTAGTAGTTGCTTCTAGTATTTCGTCCAATCCAGTATTAGCATTTGGATACCCGGAATATAAAGTAGTGTCTGCTGTCGGGAATAATTTATAGATTGCCATTTAGTATAAATATATCAATTTACTAATCTTATGTACTTGTTATAGCTGCACTACTCTACCTCTAATATCTGTATTTGGATATTTTACTTCGAAAATACAGGGATCTAAAGAAGGGTATATAGTGTTATTTTCTGTTGCAGCGTTTATGTCGTAAGCAAATTCTGAATATCCGTTTGGTATTCCGCTTTTATTAGCGATGGTAATATTCTTAACTGTTTGTACTCCTCTCACTTTATCCAGATTAATATATAATTCGTTTAGTTGAATAGGGCGATTAAAAGTCCAGTTATCTATATTAAAGTAGTTCTGTAGTTCTACAATACATCTACTAAGTACTTCATCGTTGTTAAAGTTAGGTAGTATTATGATTTCAAAGTCTACTCCTATATTAACTATAAACCCGTCTTTAATGTTAACCGTATCCCCTATTACCCTGTACTCAGAAAGGTATGTGCTTAGGTTCTCTTTAATTGTAGAGGATGACTGTGTTAAATTTTTACCTTTGTCAAACCCTAGGATATACAGGCTTAATGTAGAAGGTATTTCTCCGGGTAAAGTGATTTCGTTTGCTTTGGTAGGTTCTACGTGAGACTTTACTACTGCACCAAAGTCAGAAGGCATTGAGAGAGCTCGTATAGCATAATCTTTAGCAGTTACGTTTCTTAATTGAGATTGGAAACTTGCTAATGTATTTTGTCTAATCTCTTCTTTTGTATCTCCGTCCCCTCCACCAGAAGCAGCTTTCTCGTTATTTACTGCTAATGTTCCGAAGATGTAATTTGAGGTAGTTGCATTAAGGTTACTATTTTGAAATGCTGCGTTACCGGTAGATATTAAAGTATTAACCGTATCTGCATCAACGTTTGCAGATACTCCTCCGCCGGTAAGGTATCGAATTGTTAATGTTGTATTTGCAGGAGCTATTCCGTAAGTACCTGTATATAGAAAGTTGGTAGGGTCAAATGCGGTTGTCATTTTGATTTTTTCAAAAGGGAGCCCTATACCTACATTGTTACTGTTAGGTATTATATCTTCATCTACATCCTTAGTTGTACCTGAACCGAATTGTATTTCTAGAGACCCGTTTGTTTTAAACCTAGTAACAAACCTTCTCGATACTTTCTCTAAGTTTAGTAAGTAGGGGGCGTCTGTATCTGTAAAGGTATTAGGGTTATTTGTATTAACGTTTTTTAATGGTTTGTATACCATCTCTTGACCTAAGTAAGGTACCTCATACCATACGTTACCGTCTGAATCGGTTATATCTAGTACTTTTATTATATCAGTAGCGTTTATAGAGACAGTACTAAAAGCTTCTGGTGTTGTAAATGTTTGTGTTTGTGTACCTATTGTAGAAGATATAGCTTTTCTACTTTTCTTAAGAAGGTAATATTGTGGATTACCTCCGCTGGTTTGGTAAACTGTTACGTCTGTTGGGTCGTAAGAACTAGAAGCTTTAAAGTCTACTGGATCTTGTATTAAGAAGTTAGTTCTTCCAGGGTCGGTTGTTAAGGTAGTGTTGTTTGAAATGTATAATGCATAATCGTAGTCGGGTATATAAAGACCGTTTACGAGCTTTGCAGGTAGTTGTTGGTAAACGTCTACTGCGACGGTTGAGGTTTTGGTAACTTTAGGAGTATATCCTAACATATATGCTAAGTTAAAGATACTTTCCGTCTGCTTTGCATACTGTACGAAAGTTTCCTGTATTTGGTTATCTAGGTAGAAAGAAAGCACATCTCCTACATACGCAGAAGTTTCTATAAGCATCATACCGGGAGAAGCTTCAGAGAAGTCGTTATAAGTATCCGGGTAATATGTCTTTGTAAAGTCTACTAGAAGGTCTTTTAGCCCTGCAAAGTCTCTATTAAAATATTTTATGTCTTTTGTATTATGCATTGTTCAGGTTTAGTTGTATGGTATCGGTCATACCAGTATTAGTTATAGTATAGTTTATAACTGTGTAAAGGGAGTTTCTACTATCCTCTGCTCTTAATTCTACAGTAGCTTGGATGTTTGGAAAGTATTCTCCTATTACAGTTTCAATATAGTCTTGTATACCTTCTATATTGTCTTGAGCTAGTTGCTCAAATATAAAAGTTTGAAGTCCTGCTCCAAAACCTGGTTTAAACGGTCTTTCATTAGGACCGGTTAAGAGTAGGTTTATTAGGTTGTTTCTAATTGCATCTTTCGTAGTATAGTTAGACTTGAATACTGCTGGGCCATTAAAAGGTATAGAGATACCCACAGCTTTACTAGGCTTATTATCTATCGGATGTATTTTAGTTGCATTAATAGCCATTACTTAGCGCCTATGAACCCCATTATTTGTTCCATGTTTACTTCTCCAGGGGGTAGGGATGAGCCTTGAGCGGAGGTATTAGATGCTTGTGGAGCGTAGTTTGGAGCATGGGATGAGTTCATAGAGATATTACGATCTTCTCCTTTAGACATTCCATTTAATACGTCTGCATATTTAGTACGAGTTTCTTGTATGTCTACTCTCGGTGCTGCTTCGGTAGGTGTAGGGGTAAAGTTTGTTTGGTTCTCAGAGACTACTTGTCTAGGAGCTCGGACCGCTTCTAGAAGGATTTCTCGCATCTCTTCTCCAATCGCTTCTTTTACTGCTTCTTTAATTAGTTTCTTTAGTTCTGTGGCTTTCATCTCTTTATAAATATTTACTAGTATGCTTTTAAGTTATCTCTATCGATAATCAATTTTAATTCTTCTACTAGTACTTTTGGGTTACCGGTAAAAGAAGGTTCTGTTTCTATAGCTACAATACCTTCTGTATTTATTGCTTGTGCTATTCTACGTGTTACAGTAGGATCGTTTGGTAGTAGTTGGTTTACTATTTTAAACGTGAATCCGTTGTAAGGTGGGTATGTATTATTCTCTTGAATTGTTTGAGACTGTTTTAGAAACTCTTTAGTTTGGTCTCCTAATTCGTTAGGTTCTTCTCCACAAGATTTAAGTACCTCTATAATCATAGTAAGAAGTGTTACTATAGTACCCATCATAACTGCTGCTATTGTTATATAAGAAGTACCGGTCGTTAATGCATTCTTAATTTGGGGTAACCTAGGGGTACCGTCTAGTTTCTCTTTTATTATCTGTAAGCCATCTCCTATATCTACTACTAGAGAAGTAACAACTCCTGGAGTAAAAGGTAAAGCTTTTGTTGCTTGGTTGACTCCTATCTTAACTAACGTAAGAGCGTTTACAGCAGTAATAGTTCCGTTTAGTACCCGTGTTAGAGTATTTAATCCTATAGAGGTTATGTTAAGTATCGTTGAAGTATTTTCTAATACTGTTAATAGGTTGTTAAGTTTAACTAGTAGTTCTGCAGTCTTCTTAGGTTCAAGACAGTGAGCTGGTACATTTATTACAGGGTTACCGGTTTCTAGTTCTGAGATACCTAGTTCTTCTGAGAGGTTACTTACTTGATCTACCATTAAGTTTTTAAGCTTTGTAATGTTAGATAGTATTAGTTGATTTATTTTAGCTTGACCTATTAGAGGTACAGGGGAGTTGTTAAAGTTTACTCTACTATTCAAAAGTTTACTTACTCCGGATTTGTTACTTACTTTTGCATACAAGCTTTTACTTTGTAAGTTTTTTGCTATCCGAGTTATTAATCTATCGTTCATAATACGTTAAGCAGTGTAAGTTGTTGTTGATTTTAAATGCTTTATTTGCTCTACTAGTAACTGTATTGTAGTAGCTTCTAATGTCCCGACAGTATTAAGTGTAGCGACTGGATAAGCACCAGCAGTAGCGGTTTGTGATGCTTGTAATATTTTTTGAAGTATTTTAACGATATCTTCTAATACTTGCACTGTCCTGTTTCCGTAAAGTAGAGGTTCTGTTGCATCCGGTTCTCCTAATCTTATTAACCCTGCAGATACTATTAAAGCTTCTGTATCTACGTTTACGCTCTGTATACTGTTTAAGTTTATTGTATCTGCGGAACTTAAAAATATGCTATCAGATTTACTGTTAATAAAAATCCTTGCAGAGTTTAATAGTATTTGGTCTCCGCTGTATTGATTTGCTGGTTGTGGTATTACTCCGGTTACTTCTCTACCTTGTGCATTCTCTTTCGTAGAAGTGTAACTATAATAACTATTAGTACTACTTGGGGTTATTGGTATTCGTTGAGTACTTGTAAGGTATATACTTGAGTTATCGTTATTTATAGTCTCCTCTGTAGGAAGAAATCCTACCGCACCTTGCTTACCTTGTCCGTTTCTTATTATAGTTATAGGTTGACCGTTAGATCCGTTAGTAGACCAATTGTTAAGAGCTTTACCTTTATGTATTGAAGTAGTTCCGAATCTAATAGAATTACCTACTCTACCTTCTAGTATAACATCTCCTTCGAATTTCTTTAAAGGTTTAATTTGAGAGCTTTCTGTGAAGTACTCCCCTAAGTCTAATTCAGAGTTGATTGTTGATACTTCTTTAGCGGCGCCGAGAGATGTTTGTTTATAATCTCTACGTTCGGATTCTGGTATATGTTTATTGTCAAATATATTAGGTAAGGCGTTGTTGTTAGGGTGATTTTGGATGTTAAGAGGGGTTAGGTAGTAATATACTTCTTTACTTGTACTCTCTTGAATCTCTGCGGAGGGGAGACGGAAAATATATACTAGCTCATTCCTTAAGGGGTAGTTTGAGAGGTTTGAGAAGTATGGAAATGCTATTCCATTAGCTTTACGCTTGATTCCTTTAACTTTCTGGAAGCTTATAGCTCCTATACCGTCCCATTGACCAGCATCTGCGAAGAATTTACTCGTACTATTTAATACGATATCGTTTACTACCGCTACTTCGAACTCCATTACTTTTTAGTATCTTCTATCTTATTGACTTCATTCATTAACTGTTCAATTTCTTCTTCCGTAATTAGTAATGAATCTGCTACGGAGTCAGAAGTGTTAAGGATTCTCTGTATTATAGTAGACATCTTAATTAGATGGTCATCGTTTTTAATACCGGCATCTAAGTACTCTCTTATCAAAGGTACTATTATAGTTGCATCACCTGTATCTAGTATAAGAGGTTGCAGTTCTCTTATCATAGCAGATATCTGCTTACTTTTCTTTTTTTGATTGTTGTATATCTCTTCCAGTATATCTGCAAACTTCTTATCTTTAAATACTATTTTGTCTAAACTCATAGGTCTGTGTATTACTTATGTTTATAAATAGAAAGTAGTTTAGTTTAGAAGCCTGTGTATCCGTTCTCTAAGTAAAATACGTAGTGTTTCTTGTAAATATTACCTAATACCTTAGCGATTTTGGTTATCTTAGAAGTCTTTACGTCTGTTATTTCGCGGATATAAATGTATAATGCTTTCTTGTTAAATACTGTAATAGAATCTCTCTTTCTAAATAATTCCAATATAGCGTCTGCAATTTTAGCATGCTCTACTTTAGGAAATAATTCGTAGATATTCTTAGAGCAGTATTGTATGTAATCTTCCATAAACTTAGTTTGATCTGTTTCCTGTTGTAGCAGTACTTCCTCAGGTGTATTTTCTTCTAAGTTTATAGCAGTTAAATTCATACTAGAATTTTCTCCTTTCTCTACGTTAATATGCTCTAAGGTTACTGTTTGAAGTCTTTTTTTATAATTCTTCTGGTTAGAGGCGATTAGGTATCGTTTAGCGATAGTTCCAAAGTAAGAGTAAGCCTTTGCTCCGTGAGTTGCGTCGAACTTATGTAACTTACTTAGTAAAAATGTTATTACTTCGTGTTGAAGGTCTTCTAAGTTAGACTCTTCCGTATAGTAGTACTTAAATGTATGTATTATGTTTTGAGTAAGTTTAAAGAAAGGGTGGTGTATCTCATCTCGGTAAATTACATTTCTCTCATCAAAATCTTCAGACTCATTGTACCTGTTTATTGCAAGTTCTGTCTCGTGGGTAAAGTAGTTATTTGACTTTTTCCTCTTCTTCTTTTCTTTGTGTACTGTCTCCATTGTCGTTTATTAGTTGAAACTTAGTTAACATTCCTTGTAGTTGCTTCACAGTTTTGAAAAACCATCCAATTTCATCATCTGCTTCAAAGATTCCTCTTTCATCTATCTTACTAAGAGCTTTTTGCGTGTATTCAATAGTTTTTGATAAGCGATCCATGTAAAGTAAGTACTCTGCCATTACATCTTCTTGTTTTTCATTCTTTTTTAGTAGATTTCTACTAATGTATAGTAATACTATGTTAAATACTATACTTACGATTCCTGTTACCTCTAAACTATTCATTAAAAAAATTTGCCATTACATTAGTTAATCCGTCAGTCTTTTTAATACTACTTAATGCGTTCGTCCTTGCTTTAGCTTTAGCTCCTACTTTAGGTGCGGCGGTAAATTTTTTAGAAGTGTTCCCTTCAGGGGCGTTAATATGTCTCTCTACTTCTGATGCTAAGAAATCTGCTTGATGTAGTACGTATACTATAATAGACCTAAGTCTACTTTCTGGTATTCTTGAAATATAATACCCTTTGTTAGCATCGTCGTAAAGTCCATCGTGAGCTCTTATTGCTAGCATTTCATTTACTGAGTATTTTATACCTGCTTCTTGTAGTAAGAATAATGATCTGTCAGGTACTGTCATGAATCCTACCTCTTTATTAAAGGAGTACATTTCACCTAAGTTTTTCTTTCTCCAATCGTCATTTGAAGGTACGTAAAGATCTTGTGTGACATCTCCTACTTTACCTAAGTCGTGGTTAATTGCAGAGAAGACTAATTCTTCTAGTGTAAATGTTTCCATGTCTGCACCGAACTTAGCCCACATCTCTCTAACTTCTATAGCAGCTGCTACTACTCTATTAATATGCTCTACGTAACCGCCTGGGAAGCAGTTATGAAATTTTATATATGCAGATGCAGGCATTATTATAAACCTATCTACTCGTTCTTTATAAAAAGTAGTTAATGCTTCCTTCCTAGGTGACTCTATATAGGTATCTATATTCTTTAAGAAAGTCTCCCAATTCTCTTGTAATTGCTCTGCTGTTAAATTCATTACGTTAAGATACGTATATTTACGTTACCTAGCAACTTCAGAAGAGGAGAATGCTTCTAAGGAAACTAAGGTTTTAACTTCCTCTAAGTGATTTTCAGTGTTTTCTAATTGAGTGATGTAGTTTTTAACGGGTTCCGCTCTTTGTACGATCATCCTTAATATCTTAAGGTCGTTCTCTATAACTTCTAGTTTATTATTAATACTTTCTCTATACTTCATACAGTATAATATAATACCGTAAGAGTGTTATAGCAACTTATTTATTAAGAAGTGGTGTATGGTCTAATACTTTTTTAAGAAAGCTACACTTTTCATACTCTTCTTCTTCTATAAAATAACATATAGCTTTATTTGCTGCAGCTTTAAAATCTAAATTATCGTATACAAGTAGTTGAACGAGGTGTTGTTGATTATTAAAGTTAATAGAGGTAAGGTAGTTGAAAGCGTGGTTGTAAGTTAAATATTTACTTACTGTTGTAATATCTGTTTGAGTAGCTTGGTCTACATGTAGGGACTGTATTAGTGCTGTAAAAGCAATAGAATCTTCTCTATTAATCATTTTGTAAAACAGCCCTAAGTAGAAATGTGCATCGTCTTTATAAGATGTCGCTTGTTCCTTGCCTAGTATACTAACCTCTTCGTCGGTTACGTTAAACATTGAGAACATCTTATCTAAGTTCATTACTTTTATTTAGTTTAAAGAGTTGAGGTTAAGCGTTTCGTATTTTTCTTTGAATATGGCTAATTAAATCATCCTTAGCATATCCTTCCATGCCTGGTTCTGTCATCGGACCGGCTTTCCATTCTTTAAATAGACTAACTATCGCATTAACATGCTCGTCTAAGTCTCGACCCATTGCTTCAACATATCCGCCGGTATCGTAGTCTGCATCATCATCATATTCCTCAGTTCCAGAGTTATACTCTTCTTTGACTTTATTTTTTGCTTCATAAGCTGCTTTAACACTTTCGTATGTAGGTAAAGCTTCTCCTTGGTTTCTATCTACGAATCCTGGAGCTTTATCTTCTTTTAATAGTGACTTAGTGTTTTTGTTTATACCTCCTTTTCTAAGGTATTCTGCCATGTTAAAATTCATTGTTTATTTTATTTTTAGTTTTTTCTTGTTAATCTCTTTTACAAACCCGGGATCAAGTCTAGTATTAGACCCTTCTTCAGTTGTAAATTCTCCGTCTTCATAAGTGCCTTTCTCACCTTTCTCTATATAAAGGAAATTACTTCCTCTAGACCCAGCTAACAAATCTTCTATATCATCTATCTCATATTCCGGTACTGCCTCTTCTTTCCAATCATTGTTACCGTCGTAATCCTTCACATAATATACATCTGTTGTAATAATGTGGGTGGGGTAATCATCTTCACCTTCCTCAATACCTTCCGGGTCATTAAATTGCCCGATGCCTAGTTCTCTCATTATACTCTTAATAGTTTCTGTATCGTCTGAATATGCTAAATAGGAGTCGTTCCATTTCCTGGACAGCATTGAGGTTAAAATTCTTTTTTGAGCTATGTTAGATAGTTTACCTCATGTTTCCATGAACTCCTCCAACCTGTACTTCCTATCTTCTACTGTATCAGGATCTACATTTGACACTTCATTAAGCTCATCTCCGTGAAAACTTCTTGTATCTTCGATATTATCACTTAACTCTGCTACATAATCTTCGATAGAGTCGTAATTATCTTTTGAACCTTCCCACTCCGCTTTTAAACTCTCTATATTTAGGTCATTCTCTTCTGCAAAAGCTTCTAAGTGTTCACTATCGGCCTCTTTTAGAAGTCTACCTTCTGTTAAGTACTCTCTTTTATCTAGGTTAGTAACCCCGCCGCTCATTGTTCCGGAGTTTGGTGTAAAGCTTGTACTCTCTTTAAGGTATTGCTTTATATTGAAATTATCCATTTTTATTTTTATTTACGATTTAACTCTAAAAGACACAGTTAAGGTACTTAAATGCGGTAATTGCATTAGCATCTCAGATGCTTTAGTACCTCTCCATGTTATCTCAGCATTTACCATCACCATGTAATACTTCCCTAGTGGGGACCAATTAATTTCAAAGTCATCTTCTCCATCGGTCAGTTCAAATAAATAACCTTGTCTAAGTGCTTTTATTAATTTTCTAGGGTTTACATCTCGGTCATTAACACTAATAACCTCTTTTAGGAGTCTACCTTCTGTTAAGTACTCTCTTAAGTTAAAATTATCCATGTTAGTCTTTCTATTGTTTTTAAATATTCCCGAAAATTACACTCTTGTTAAAGTATGTAATTGTGTTTGCTAACTGTCTAGTAAGTTTATCATCTCCTAGAGTTTTAGCTGCTTCGTAGGCATCTACTAACTTACTAAATATTTCTTTTGAGTCTTTTTTTTCTGTCGGTGCTTCCATAGCACTTTCGTCTGCTATAACGTCATCTGCTATATCTATATCGATATCCTCTTCTTCATTTTCTGTAAGCTTTTTGGCAGCTCTTGATATTAAAGTCTCGATTTGTTTAATCTGTCCACCTGTCCATTCATCATGATCCCAATCTGCTTCCCAACTAGCTTTTACATCTGCAGCGGTTATTCCGTCTTCCTCCATGCTTACAAGAAGTACTGGTATCTCTATACCCTCGTCGTGTATCATATCACTAGCGTATTCAATTATACCGTATCCTTTCTCAGCATCTCCTCCTTCTACTTCTTCTGCTAATGTTACTCCGTAGTCACCGTCGTCCATTCGATCTTCTAAATCATCGTCAGGGTATGGTTTCTTTGGCTTAGTTTCGCTCATCATTTGGGTACTACTATCCATATCTATCATGTTTTGCATTTCGTTTGCAAGGTGAGAGACAATATCCTCTGAATCGAATATATTATCATCTTCTAATAGTTCTCTGTAGAGGTTTGAAAAAGCTCTTAAAAACTCTTCTTTAAGTCTAATATGTAATAATCCTTCAATCATATCAGCAACCTCTGTATCGAGTGATTGATGATTTTCTTTTATGATTTTTCTCTTAGCTTTTAATGCTTGTTTGTTAGCCGCCTCCAAGGTATCGTTCCTTGTCTTTTGTACGAATTCTTGAATGTTGAAATTATCTGACATGTTTTTTATATAGTTGTTAGTAATAAATAGGCTTCTAATAGTTATTCATGAAGTTAGACTTAAAGCCTTTCATCTTCTGGTTAAGGTCCTCTATAGCTAATTCTTGACGTGTTTCTATACCGTCTAACCTACCTTTCATTAATTTTTCTAATTTAACGTTAGTCACTATGTTTAGTGTATCTGAAGTCTCTACATAAGTGTTTAGGTCTTCAACCATTGTACTTAACGTATCTATCTTTTGCTCTAAGTTTCCTAATTTCCGGCGATGTTTTAATATATAGTAGGAGCATGTAAGTAAAGAAGTTAAAAATACTGTTAAATAAAACTCGAGATAGCTCATATAGTTTCAGTATCTTGAGAGAGGAACGTATATACTGTAGATATAGAGAGAATTATAGTTAAAGTTTCTGCTGTAAAGTCAATAACTCTTTCTAGTATAGACGTAGGATCTACCGTAAATACTGCCCTAAAGGCGATTAATAAGGTGATTGTTAGTATTAACGATAATCCTGTAAGATATTTCGGTTTTAGGTTATTATGTATCATTCCTTTAATATAGGGTATTACTTTATACTTTACAACTTTTACATGTACTTTGATAAAATAACGTGTCTAAGAGCTAATCTTGTGTAAGTAACCTAAGTATGAAGGTCTATAGGTGAAACGTGCAAGACCACTAGGATAACCTACTTCTCCCTAATAATAAGGGTTATCATTCGGTCACTACAGTTAGGTAAAGGTTAGTAAAAGAGCATGATTCCTACAAATCTCCGCGATCTTACCAGCATATATATCTATAATAGTAGTAATCCTTCTAATAGACAGGGGCAGTTAACCAGACATACCTAAGTATTAACGCTTTTAAGGGTTGAGCTATAATACACTACGTCCGACCACCCTTCTAAGGCTCGTTGTGAATCCGAGGAGAGCTCTAATGTATAGTATCGAGGCTCTAAAGAATTTCTGTCTTCTAGGTAAGGCACAAGTTTTCCGGCCTGCTTACAGTCAATTCGCTTAATAGGTGTGGTTCTGTCTTGATGTTTCATTGATACCCATAAGATACGTAATTTATCTCTAAAGACCTACCCTAGAGCTTGCATCTTTACTCAAAACGTTATAACTTATAATAAAAAATGATACTCTTATATATTAAGACATGTATATATGGAAAAGTATAGAAGGAAAGAGAGAGATAAGAACGATAGAGCATATATAGATAAATACACTTAAAAAATAATGATCGAATCGAATAAAATAATGACATTGATTTATAATAAGGAAGCTTACGCTATAGAACTATGATACTCTCAAGGGATTCAAACCGATCTTTGAGAATCTTAAAATTTTTGGAAAAAAAATCCTTCGGATATCTGGATTCTATAATAAAGTCGGTAAAAGGTATTTAGGCCCTTTGTTTCACTCACTACCTCTTTCTTTCATTAGTTTTTTAAATATATCAAGATATGCTTCCTTTAAGTCACGATGGGGATGGTATATTCGATCAATAGAGATCTTGGAGAGCAGTTTGTCCTTAAGCCCCAATTCAATAGATTGGTTTATAATATCTTCGATGGAGATCATTAGCGATTATACATAGTCCTTTAGTTCTCAATATACATATATATTAAGTATTAAGCTCAATTTTGTCAGAAATATGTTTATCAACATGGCACCCCTTATCTCTCAGTACTACCGTTAGTAAGTATAATACTACTTGTATTGAGTATATACAATTAACGTAGTACGTACGGTATAGTTTGGTATCAAGTGGCTATTACCGGAGTAGCTCTCTCTTATACTCTCCGGTCTACTTAGGTTCTTCCTAGCCTCTATCTAGCCTCTAGTCTTCTTTTTTTTAGAAGAGAGTAAGCTGCTTATTAATTGATGAGGATCTTACCTCTATAGCTCCCAGAACCTTTCTAGTCATTCTATATTCTTCTCCTATGTTATCTATCAGGACTCCATCTACTACTGCAAGGGCATGACCTGAGACAGTCAATACGAATGATCCTTTTATATTATCCTGGATGAATGATTTAACTGTCTTCTTTCTTAGGTAGATTTTTCCTTTAACTTTGTAGCGGTTTAGTATTCTACTCTTATGTAGCTCTTCAAATATTACTTTCTGTCCTCCTATCTTCATAGGGCTCTTTGTGATATTAGGTAGAAACAACTTTATGCAGACTCCCTTGCCGTTTGATCTCATTAGATAATCACCAGTAAATGCATGAGAGGCTTCGTAAGATATCTTTGCTGCCGATGCTATGGCTTTAACTACACAGTCATTAGACTCTTCTTGAGCCAGCTTAGATCTATTAAGACCTAAACGTTCTTGGCTGTAGTTGTAATTCAATGGCTTAATGTCTCTCTTATTATTACCTCTTTCTATCATACCTAAAGATAAGGATTACTTCCCGGCTTTCCTACAGTTACTTTGCAGATAGCTACTTAGTTTATTATTTAGAATCGTTATGAGTAACGCTCTCTTTTAGTTATTATTCATTACAAAAGCGGTAGATGCCCAACACTTACTATTGACTGTTTTATATTGAGTCATATCCATTAGGTTGGTATTGTTATATAGGCTATTGATAGTTCCTACAGTAAGGCTTCTTAGTATTGACTCATCTACTAGCTTAACCTTCTTCCCGGTTCTACTAAATATTGTTGCCCATGTCTCTGATCCTTCCGGCTTAAACTGTACAGTCTGTAAAGCTCCTTTCTTATACCCACTTATGATAGCTTCCGGAGTCTCCATGAACGTAATGTTATTAAAGTCTCTAGCGTCAAGGCAAGTCATACCCAAGCCAGTTTTAACTATGTATCTGAATATTCCTTTACTATGCTTTCCTAATACATTTACTGATACGATGTTTGTAGTGTTTATTAATGCTGAAGTTCCTATCTTTTTTATCATACCTAAAGATAAGTATTTTTTTCCAGAGTAACTAGCTAGAGTATTATTTAGAACCGTTATAAACTAACCTGCTCTTGAAATCTCTCTAACGTTCTCTCTACAGTCTCTACGTTAGATACCTTATCGAATATCTTATAAACTCGCTCCTTACCGTACCCAGGGCCTAGCTCAAAGTCAATATAAGATCCACTTACGAACTTAACACTCACTACCGGAAACTCTGAATACTTATCCTTACCGTACGTTCTATACCTCATCTCTACCACTACCGTTGCTGTCGGATTCATACCCTTGTATTTATCTAGAGTATATTTAAGGATCGCTGCCTTCTTAACTGCTAGCTCTAATTCACGAACCTGCTGTCTATTATATTCCTAACTCCTTTAATTGTTCAGGTGTTAAGGGTTTCATGGCCAATGGTTGTGGTGGTTTAGGATATTCTCTTTTTAGTATATCTTTCTTAAAGAAATATCCTGTTATATCCACATAACGAAGAAGCTCTTTATCTCCCTCTATGATAGTATTTCCTGATTTTGCTTTGAGCATTACAATCTTAAATCCTAATTTGTTTGTAAACCATTTGATAAGTACTATATATATTTTATGCATAATTTTGATTGTTATTTATACTCATCTTGCCAGGGGAATATTTGTGACGACAAACGAAATAATTTAATATCATGTTCATTATTCCATTCAACAATTGTTTTTAAATCCTTAACATTTAACAGTGCCAAATCAGAAACATATTCTAAACCTTTGGCTTGAAATGTTTTTTTACGCATTGTACGGTTTGTCATAATACCGTTTTCACTCATAATCGTGTTTATACACGCATATCCTAAATTCATACAATCTCTACTACCTTACCTTCACAGGTTTTAGTTCTACTATTAAACTCTTCTTCGGTTAATTCTTTATCATTAATGTAGTAAGATTTACTTCCGTCTGCATACTCCATAGCAGGACCATCTTCTCTATGACGCTTATCATTAATATAGTAAAATTTACATCCGTCTGTATGTTCAATAGCAGGACCATCTTCTCGGTGGCGTTTACCATTAATATAGTAAAATTTATATCCGTCTGTATGTTCTACAGCAGGACCATCTTCTCTATGCATTTCACCATTAATATAATAAGCTTTATATCTATTAGCATATTCTATAGCAGGTCCATCTTCTCTATTAAGTTCACCATTAATATAATAGTATTTGTCTCCATTAACATCCTCAATAGCAGGCCCATCTTCTTTGTGAAGTTCACCTTCTAAGTTATACCATCTAGTACACTCTTTATTTACTTTTACTTTGTATTCTTTCATAACTTTCATAACCTTTATTTTACTTTATTATTTTGAAATATATTGATTTTCACTTTTTTGTTTAAAATTAAATCCTGTACCATAGACGCTTCTTTGTAGTTTTTACAATCCGTTACATCTACATTAATATGTATTCCTAACTCTTTTAATTGTTCAGGTGTTAATGGTCTTACGAGTGAGGGTTGATGTGGTTTAGGATATTCTCTTTTTAGTATATCTTTCTTAAATCCTAATTTGTTTGTAAACCATTTGATAAGTACTATATATATTTTATGCATAATTTTGATTGTTATTTATTTAATTTACTTTTTAGGAGCTTGTTTATCACATCCGTTATCATCTGCTTTAACATCGTCTTCTGTAATAGATGTGCTTAAATATTCTAAGCGACCTTCATCATACCATACAGTTACTGCTTCTGTAAATTCATCTTTCTGTTTTGCAGTCACTAAATATTGGCTACATCCTGTCAAATAGTATACACTACCTGTAATTGTCCCACTGAATCCAGTTACTTTCTCTGTAACTACATCACCGTTTTTAAATTTAAATTCTTTTGTTATCATATTTTTTCTTTCATTACATATTTACTTTACCTAATTCTATATGATGATCATACTTTATTGACAATCCCTTATGTGAAACATAAAAATCACCATCATAACTTAATTGATCTAACTCTAATTGAAATTCTAATTGTGTTGTTCTACTATTCATAACTCTTATTTCTTTATTATAATCTAAATATACGAAAGCTATTTGGTTAAACCAAATTAATTATTATTTATCTCTTAATCTCTTAAAAACATTTAATAACTTAGGAGTTGTTTTGATTCTATTCATCATCTTCTCCATTTTCTCTCTTAGAAACTCATTATAATGTTCTTTACTCTCAAAACCCATTTCTTTCCAATTTCCCATAACTCTTATTTCTTTATTATAACCTAAATATACGAACTATATCTCATATAGACCAGCATTTTAATTACTCCTTAATTTATCTATAAGCCATATAGGGAGTCCTACAATTATAACCGGTATTGCAATTGCTCCAACAAATAAACCAAGAGCCCAGTATACGAATAGATACGTTACTATGTCCTCAGTCCCTATATCAGGATTATTCCAGTTCTTATAAGCCAATACCATACCACACAACTGCCCGGCTCCTGCGAAGAAAAGAAACAGATTACGAAACAACTCATCTTCAGTCAAACTGAATAGTCCAAATATATCTATCATATCCTAAATATCAAATACACTTGCGACTGCAGAGTTCTCCCACTCGAAATATAAGCCAGCATCACTTAATATAGTCGCTAACCTCTCACTGCCATCATACTTACCATTGTAGTCTAACCACATTCCGGCTCCTTGCTCCTCAGTATCAATCCAAAAATACCCTCTGTAATCTTGATACCCTGGCTTTACTTGCCACCATATCTTAACTGGACATCCTGCCTGTACTAGGTTAACATATGCATTGAACACTACATCTGACATGTGCTCATTGTCTTCATCTCTAATCGGTCTTTCTATTTTACTTCTCATAACTCTTATTTCTTTATTATAACCTAAATATACGAACTCTCTAACGATCTAACTACCCTTTTCTACAGAAGGGCTACTTAATATCTTATTCAGAACCATTATGAGTTATGTCTACCATTGTGAACTAATACACATCCTAACGTTAATACCGGACAGATAAATATACCCAAGGCTGTTGCTATTAAATATATCATATCTCTCTCTCTTATTATAACCTAAATATACGAACTTTTAACGTACCAAACAACACTGTTTTCCACTACGGCAAGAAATACCGGCCTATATGATTATATCTCTATAGATATATTACCTATACTTTCACTACCTTTTTACCCACTTTCTTACCAATTTCACACAATCTCTAATTTCCTTATGTAGATTCTAACCGTACTTCGGATATTCCGGCTGTTTCAAGACCGAGAGACATTAGTTAAATAGAGTTTTAGGAGGGTTTATCCCCAAGATTATCCGGCGAGTTTCATATGTAGAATCTGCAATAAACCTAAAGAGAAGTGCCTCTCCTCGACTACCTTTACTACAAGAGTCAAACCGGAGGATTATCACGTGAGATTATACCCCATTTTCACTAGTTCTTCACTCATCTCCACAGTAAGTTCATTTACTTGACTGGATTTATAACTGTTAGACCGGAAAGCCGGAATAATGAGCCTCAGTATAATACGATTCATTCTTTGCTGGATCTTTATGTTCTATACTCTCATATATTGTCATAACAGTAAGATACGATTAATTCGCAGGCCGGACAACTACATTTACTAAGATTATCCCCGTTATTCCGGAAAGTAACAGTAAACTGACGGTATTGGTGACAGTAGGGCTAAGAATAGACAGAGACATTAGGGCTAAGTAGGTTATCCTAGTGTTTGCCCCATTATCTCTCGAGAGTTATATACTAGGTAGGGACACACATCTAAACCCCTCTAACAATGATTATTACATCTACAGGATTATCTCTACACACTTAAACTACGTTCTTAATACCTTCTATCATAACCTACCGTATATTTCTACACTGTCATTCTGCTACCTTCTTCTTTCATCTATCTCTTTCTATCTCTTTATCATTCCTTTTACTATAGTTTTCATTCCTTTACTATTTCTTTCTTCTATGATTCATTAATGATAGATCTTATTCTCTTATACTCTTTCTTCTTCTCTCTTCTTATATTGTCTTCTTATTCTCTTTCTATTCTATCTACGTATTACTTATTAGTTTCTGAATTTCTTATTATATTATTCTTTATCGTATTGTTGGTTTTCCGGCCCATTGTTTGTCATTACTTTCAAGCTAATCATAATTTTCTCTACAACTATCTTTAATACTCTAATCAAGTGTTAAACAAATTTAAATACACCGAGTCTTTCTCCTCTTTCAATCAAACCGTTAGATGTAGTACTAAGCTTGTTCTAACTTAGCTCCCATACACTAGACGTTGTGTGTCATTAGTCCACGCTTATTAATTTACATTTGTCTTTAAATCGGTTACATTCAATTGCTTCTAAGGCTTCTATTTTAGTACCGTAAAAACCCGTAGTCATTCCATCTATATTATTAAAGTTGTACCAAAATGGTATGTACCAAACCTTTTTTTGCACCTCAAAACTTGTTGAGTGAAAATTTTCGTGCTTTTTAATTCTATATTTTGCCATAATAATAACGCCACACAGCACTGTATATAAAACATTGCCTTTGTGGTCTTTTTTTAAGTTAGTTAATAATTCAAAATTTATTGTTTATCTGTTAAGTTTTGGCTGGCAACGTTTCATACACCGAACGTTGCCAATACTACTACTCTATAGGCATCCACCATTCTAAGTTTTTAACTAACTCCACATCATCGTTTGCGGGTACATATATTTCACTTGGGTTATCTTCAAAATCAGACCATATACCAATTTCAGGCAATGTAGAATGGCTTGCTTTAAATACTATTATTTGGTCTTTACTTGGTTTCTTTTGTCCTAATGTATATTTCATATCTATTAAATTTTGTATTAATTAATCCGTACTATTGGTAACACCGTATATAATTAACCCTAAAAAGGGTCGCTATCGCTTAATTATATACAATTTATTACCACAAATTTAAAAAGGAAGGCAGTCATCACAACAAGGTATATACCTTTTTGGAGGTTCGTATATTTCAAGATATTTAGTTCCACAAGGGCAAGTTACTTCGTGTGGTTTAGGTAATAACTTTGGTGTTTTATCCTTAAAAAAACGTGTGGTAACAATGTATAAACTCCATTGCTTTATATTTCCAAAGGTGTTTTTTAATCTATTCATTTTGGTTTTACTTTAAAGGTTATTTAATATTTATAAGGTCACAACGTATCTTATACTTAGCGTTACCCACAATAAAAATTACTCGCTTTCTACTTCACATTCAGCATCAGGCATTATTCCAAATACCTCTTTTATTGTTTCTTTAGAGTGTCCGTCTATTTCTAAAGCCAACTCTATTGCATTTCTAATAGCATAAGGGTAGTGGCACGTTTTAGTATCTATTGTTACTATTGGTGATTGGCTTTCGTTTTGGTTTCTTTCAATAATTATTTTCATTTTATAAGTCCTTTTTCTCGGTCTATCCACCCTATATCATAACCTAGGTTATACGCTTTAAGTTTCTCTTCTGCTAGTAGTACCTCGTTACACTCTTTATAGAACGCTACTACCTTCTCATCTTTAGCGTAAGTCTCTCCGAAGATTAGACCTACTAACTCTTTTGCTTTAACTGTTGTCATATTAATGGATTAGTTAGAGAGATTTCATCTACTTGGATAGATTCCTTACCTGTCGTTTGATTTGCAAATACGCGATGACTAGTTAAGGACTTATGTGAATAGTAACCTGTACGCCATATAACTCCTCCACCAAACCTATAATAAACTACTGTATTATGGTCTATAACTGGCTCAGGTCGCTCTTGACTAAAGCCCTCTAAGGTATACTCTGTGAAGGATAGTAGTTCCTTATCGTCGTGGGGTATAATTAAACCGTTATTCTCCGCATCTATTATGTGAATACCGTCGCCATGTATACCATCATAAACTACCCAACCGTATACAGCGTGGTACACGTTATCCCCTTTTTTAAATTTATTCATATCTTTTTTAATTCTGTACCTGTTAGTGCGTAGTATAAGTTTTGTAGTTGGTGTACGTGTTTGACCTCCTTATCTATACAATTAGCAAATTCAAAACCGTAAGTATCACATTCTAATTCAACAAAATCCTTAATACATCCTTTGTAATCATCCCACCCACTAATCTTTTCAAACCCAAGCATAACTAACCATTCTTCCGTGAGTGTTATAGGTTTTGTTTCAATTATTCCTACTAGGTCTAAATAAGCCCCACAAGAAACCTGATCATCTACAAACCCAGAAGGTGTTTTACTGTTTACCCAATTACCTATTCTTAATTCTTTTGCGTTCATATTAACTTAGTATTGATTGTTTAACTTGAAAGTCTAATTCTATATTTACTTGCTGCTGATTACACCATAGCCAAACCATAGCTTCTAGCTCTTCTGTCTCTTTTATAGTACCGTAATTAGGTACGTGTAAGGCTTGACTAGCTCCTAGATAGCTTACTAACTTATCGTTGTTCTCGCATAGGTTAAGCGTCATCATTTCTAAATGTGTATGAAACTCATCTAGGCAATGAAACCTACCTATGAAATGGTGATCTTCTGTAAGTTCTACTGTCTCATCCGTGTAGGTCTTGGTCTGTTTGTTTATGTGGTATGATTTCATTTGTTTAGTGCTTTGTTAATTGCTGCTATTGCTTTGTTTTCTGATTCTATTACTTTATTTGTGTCAAACCTGTCTACGTCTAACAACTCTTGCAGTGCTTCTAGTAGGTCTGGTGCTGCTGCTATAAGTTGAGCTTCGGCTCTTGCTTCTAATGCCTTAGTTTTGTGTTCTTGTAAATTAAATTCTTTCATATCTACCTTTTTTATTATAACCTAAATATACGAAATATTCTTGATATAAGCTACTACTATTTATATACTAATTAGTTGTGGTTAGTTAACTGAGATTTTTTCCATAAATCATAATCTTTCTGATTAGCGATATATGCCCAATGTAATAAGGTTTGACGTATTCTTGGAGATATTAAAATATCATCTACGTGGGTTCCTTTTTTATGTATCATACCGTAAAGCCTGTTCCTCCATCTTCCATTCACCCCACTGATAGCACTCCATCTCGCTATTTGCCTCTCATCATCCTGACCTCTCATACCTCTACTATACTTCATATACCATTCTATCCACCCGTAAGGATCTCTTTCATTAATCCATCCATAATCAGTCCATTGCTGGAAAGATAGTCCTGATCTTACCTTATACTTATTACGTTTCGGCAGGTACTTATCTGCTACCCAAAGGTCAGTATTAATCCCAGATAGTTCGTCTAAGCACATTGAGTACAATTCAGTATTCATAGTGGGTCCTGCTTCAGGTCCGAAGTATGCACCTCCCATAATACCTTCTGAGAACATCTTTCTAACTGTTACTTGGGGTTGGAATTCTAGTTTCATAACTACCTTTCTTATTATACCTAAATATACGAAAACTTATTTAAAATACCTACTTTTTTTTAGTAAACGTAAACTAACTTACGCGTTAATTAATGATCACTAACCTCTTTACATTTATTAAAAGAGTGCCTTGTAATACCTCAACCCGGTACACCCCGCTCTGTAGGTTTTCACGTTTGAGTATATTTGATTAATTTTATTGTAAGTCTGTTTATTATAGTAATTTAATAATTTCCCCGGATGTTGATTTAAGAATGTTAATCTTAAACTTATCATAATAGTAATTTAAAACACTCTCCAGTGAAAACTTAGTAAAGCTAGCAAAGTTTTGGAAATGATGACTAAATAAGTCAGGGGGTATAGGGTTCTTAATAGTAATAGAAGGTTTAAAATTCTCTATATAATACTCCCAACATATCTGCAGGTGCTTTTCTTCTTTGTAAAACTCTATAAACTGTTCTCTATTCATACTTTTTTTTATGTTTTTCTTTTCGTTGAAATTTCTTTTTATTACGGTACGGGTCAGGACTTCTTGTAGCGTCGAAAACTTCCCGTAGAGTTGTTTCGATTTTCTGAAGAGTTCTATCTTTATGCTTCATCTGTTATACCTATGGCTAACATGTCAATAATAACCACGTCTCTGTAGTTTAATTTAGGGTCTCTCCTAGTTTCTCTCTAAATAGGTACCCTTTTAACAGGTGCCTCAATTGTAGATGTTAATATTATAGGAATCATTGACCCATCTACACACCAAACTTCTTCACTTACCATAGTATTGATTTGTTCATCTAACCTCTCTATACTGGCTTGTTGTATTGTTTTATATTCTAATTTCATTTTTTTTCATAATAATTAAATACTTCTTCTAATTGAGTTTCATCCTTTACTACTGAATTATACCAACCTTCACCATTATAATCTAGGGTTTCAATAACATCTACATAGAATGTTTTAGGAGTAAAGGGTAGTCTAAGGTATTGAGAGCTTGTAATTTTACTACCGTCTTTGAGCTTTACTAAATTGCTTGTGAAGGTGATATCATTTTCCCCTTTAAATACTATAGCGTTTAAATAATAAGGTTTACTATCTTCTCCATCTTTAAATACTGATGTTAGTCTTTTGTTTTGAAACAGGGCTCCTTGATTACCGTAATCATTAGAAATATCGTTCCACTCTAAATCGGTGCATTTAAGGCTACTAAGGGGTTCTTGTGAGAGAAGTTTTTTAATGACATCTAAAATTGCTGATGTAGTAAAAGGGGCTGATCCACCACTTTCTCCATTGTTACTAAATTTCTCTAATAACGCCATTATCTCGTTTTTAAAAGGCATAACAATTGAATCTTGTACCTCACTTTCTAGAATTTTAAATTCTAATTCTGCTTTCTTTCTTATATTGCTCATTTTTTAAATTTATTAATTGCTTTTGATAATTTAGAGAAGTCAAGATATTTAGACAAATTGTAATCTTCATCACCTACTCCTAAACTCCCTGTTAAACTACTAGCTGTTTTGTTTTGATGATTTACTAACTCACTAACCCAATCATCCATTATACCACTAGTTTTAACCCACTCCCCTATAGGGTCGTTTATATTTAAAACTACGTCTTTAAGACCTTTACTTTCTAAGTATTCTTTAGTTAACTTACTCATTAGTCTGTCTCACTAGACAACCTACTACAAAACCAAAAAGTAAAAAACCGATTGCTACTATTAACATATCACTATTACCCATATTGGAGTATTTATTTGTTATAGCCAAATCTTTATTAACAATATAATCAAAATTTTCACTATCACTTTTTACTATTACTGAGGTGAGTGTAGTATCTTTATCGAATTTAGATTTTGCTACTTCAACTATGTTTCTATCTACACTATTAAAAATGGTAGAATCTTTCTTAGCACAACCTATGAATACACAGGCTAGAACTACTATCATTATTACTTTTTTCATATTAATTATTTTTTATTAAGGTTAGTTTGTATGTACTGTTTGTTGTTTTAAAAACACCATCCCCTAATACCTCTCTTACTGTAGAGGTGAAGAGGTGATTGTGACTTCGATCAAGGTCATTTCCAAAATGAAACCTTTTACCTTTAGTAGGTAATTCAGTAAAATGGCCTCTTCTTAAATCTCCTTCAAATATGTTGTTAGGGTGTTTTCCATTAAACACATCATCTGATAATTTTTCTAATGTATATAGCTTGCTCATATATTAATATTCTTTTTTTAAAATATCAATAACATTTACATTACTGGTTTCCTTACAATCTGCTAGATGTTGTTCAGTTAAATCCTCAGTATAAAAAACTCCAGGCCCAACCTTTATAACATCATAATCTACAAAATCTACTGAGTTGAGAAACTCTCGATTATGGTTACCCTCAAACAACTCATAAAGCAATTCACCTTTTATCTCTTCTTTAAATTCTTTAATGGCTTGTTCCTTTTTACCACTGCTTAACCCTTCGTGATTGCTGAAGGAATTAAGTTTTACTTTTACTTGAAGTGTTACTAGTACTTCTTCGTTTACTTCTACTGTTCTCTGTGACATATCTATCTTTCTTATTATAACCTAAATATACGAATAGTTACTCGAGTAGACAAGCAAAGTCGTGTTTATTGTTGCTCTCCTTCGTAATCTACTAAAATATATTGATCATCTTCATTAGGGTAAATGTCAGTTCCACCATTTAAGTTTACTGTTATAGAATGATCTTCTAAATTAACACCCCTCACTTCAAGTATAGTATAAAAATGTTCTTTAGTATCATAGTTTAAATCAATTAATACCCTAGCCCTTACTTTTATGTCTTCAAATTTTACTGCTTTTATACCTTTTTTAACTTTTCTTGTTTAAGTCCCCAATAGGCTCCTAGTGTACCTCCTAATAGAAAGGCTATTATAGTTAATAAATTACCATTAACTATTGAGTTTGCTCCTACAGATACTACAATTAGCCAAGCTAACCCTATACCATTACCTGTAAGTACGGTAGGGAGTATTCTTCTTTCAGTAGTGTATATTACATTTAAAGTTCTTAAATAGATAAATACTATTTGGGTAAAAAATATTGTTAAAGCGGATAACCACTCATTATTTAAAATTGTTTCCATCATAATTTATAAATTTTCTTTAATCCAGTCTTCAAATTCTACAGCTAATCCTGTACAGCCTTCATTCACCTCTTTCCACATATCCGATATTTCTTCTTTGGTGTGCCTTTTAAAAAACTCTTCTATCCCTTCCATATTTATTTATAAAATCCCATCCATTCTTCATAATGCTCTGTATTAATAACCATTTTTAATGATTGGTATTACTAGAATGTAAATTCCATAATTATTTCTTATTATAACCTAAATATACGAAACTTAGTTCGGGGAGATAAGAGGAGATGTGTTTTCTAACCACCCTCTTTTAATCATATCCTTAAGTAGAAACCTAATGTGCTTATAATCTACCTTACCTAACATTTTTCTAGTCTTCTTAACTTCTTTATTACATTGGTATCCGTGAGCTAAGTCTATTAGAAATTCATCAAAATCCCAAATGTCAACTGTTTTGAAATTCAAGTCCTTTAATTCCACAGAAGGCATTATATATTCTACCTTACCGTTTTTATTATTGAGTAAAGCATGAAATTCAAACCAATAATTTTTACCTTGATATTCACACCCTACATAGGGGTTTAATAGTTCTTTTCTACCTTTATTTTTCATATCTTATTTCACCTTGAATATATTAACTTTATAACAGATCCCCTACTAACCGTCGATGTAGTTTAGAAAACTTCCTTTTAAGTCTTAACTTTTTCAGAACCATATAAAAAGGAGTATTATACTGCTCCCAAATTACATCATCTAACTCTTTAATTTCTTTACTATTTATCATATTATTTTTACTATTTTTGATTGGTAAGGGCCGGTATATTCTACTATTACATACTGCAATTCTCTTTTCGGGTATTTTTGCTTGAGTTCGTATACGTCTTTAATTACATCTGACATGTTTTTATTTTTATGTTTTATTGGAGGGTTGTTTACTTTTGTAAGTGTTGCGTCTCTGTATGTGTATACTCTAAAATCCCCTATCATTAACTTAATATACGAAGAAAAACTTTAACAGTCAACTAAAGGTTACCTGTTAATATAGTTAAGGTATTCTCTTGTAGTTTTAACTCTATAAGGTTCTCTGCATTTAAAGACTCTAAAATCTGCTTCGAACATGTTTGTTACCGTAAACACTTTTACACTTCCGGAAGGTTCTCCTCCGCTAGTATAATAAAACCAATTACCAGGTTTAGTAGCCTGGTATTTATAATCTACTAAGCATACGGTTATTTGAGCTTGATATTCATATTCACAGTAGTATATAGACATATCGGCTTGGTACTTATGTTGAACTTCTATAATTACTTGTGAGTATGTTTTATTTAAACTGCTTACTGTGATAAGAAGTAGGAGGAGTGTTTTCTTCAATTAGCTAGTTTCTTTAGTAACTGTTAACCTCTACTTCATAACCCAGGTGTTGTAGTATCATCTCAACTATTGTACCTGTATCCTCATTATCTAATGGCATCTCTACTCCATTGACTGTTGTCGTTGTACCGTAGGTTAGACAGCATCCATCTCCGCAAGAATGAGACCATTGCTCAATTTCAATCTTTAACTTTTCTTTTTTCTTTATCATATCTTTTATTACGTATTACAGATTGCAATACTTCTCCCCACTGTTACTTATTTACCCCTCTATTAAGAAACCGTTCTCATCATTATCATACTCGCAACAAGGCCATTCTCTTCCTAAAGCATCTAAGGGAGTCCATTCTAGATTTTTTTCAATCCATTTCCAGTCTTCACCTTCAATACCATCCTCTTCAGTAGGAAGCTTCTCCCAATCGTTAACTATGTAATGGTTATTGCAATCACATCCTCTACTTACACAATTGTCACAATTAAAAGGATTTCTCCTCCTACTAGAAGGCATGTATAACCAAGTGGCTATTTCACCACAATTACAAAGTTTTTTATTCATCTTATAAGTATAGCTAAAACTGCAACTAAAGAAGCTGTGAGCACTCCTAACCTACTACGCGTTATTACAATATCTTTTCTGGCATTATCTGCAGCTAAGGTTGCATTGTTTTGTTGAAGTTCAAACTCCACTTCTCTAAGTGTGTTAATATCTTTCTTAGAACTGTCTATTATTTGATATAGACTTTCTTCTTTCTCAGCGTTTACGTAGCTCTGTTCCATTAAACTATCTTTCTGTATTAGTTCTACATATATCCTATCCATTTGAGATAACGAAATAGATAGTGATGTATCACCAGCACTATCTATTAATACGGTCTGAGAATAGCTGTATGCGTTTATTAGTAGGAGCAGTGCGGTAATTAAATACTTTCTTTTCATAATACTTTTTTATGGTGTCTGTTTTTATTTTTAACTCTTCTATAGCCTCAACAATACTGTCTGTATTGGTTAACTCTACTGGGGTTTTAACTGCAATAGGTTCCGGGTTAGGTTCGTATATGTACTTACCTAATAAGAATGTTCCTGTCATAAGTACCAGTACTAGCCCTATTAGCAGTATTTGTTTTACGTTCATCTTGATATTTTATCTACGATAATACCGTTTTCTTGAAGTATGCCATATATCCGTTCAAAGACTATGTCTATAGGGTCCTTATCGTTACTATCTACATCCCACTCTACTTTTTTCCTAAGGTTATTTGAGATTTCCCATAAAGCCATCGCCATATTCTCCGCGTTGACACATTGGTAATGTTTTAATTCGTCTTCCATATTGGATAAATCGAACTCTAATTTTGCTATTGCCATGTTTGTTTTGTTTTAACTATAATTATAAACCTTCTTGTAATAAGTTATCTAAACTTGTTGGTTCAAATGTGTTTGAGTCTTTTAGTATATGGAAGAAAGGGCATTTAAATACTGATGTGAGTGAATGCCAATGTAGTAATAGGAGTAAGCTAGCAGTCTTGTTACTTGTAATTATAAAGTGTCCTATTTTCATGATTGTTTCGCTATTTCTACTATATTTCCATTATTGCTAAGCGCTCCCATTTGACCGTCGCATACTACTGACCCGTTTGAGAATATAGTTTTCAGTTTAGGTAGTTTCCTTGTACCGGCATTTAATATACCTCTACAGTTATGTATATGACCAAATAGCATTAATGACGGTTTAACTTTTAAAACTCTATTTAATAAACCGTTACACCCGCAGGTCTCTAGGTTATGATCTCGGTCGTAGGATAGGTCAAGTATTCCTTTCGGAGGACCGTGTGTAATGATAATATCGACATCATCATCTATCAAAGTCTTCCATATACCTGGTAGTTTTGCTCTGGATTTATTAAATGCCCAGCCGTTACCGAAGGAGGGAGTATATGGAGAGCCGAATATTTTAATACCTTCAATAGTTACATGAGTATTTTCTAAGTAGTAAATACATTCATTGTCGAAATCACCTTTAGTAACTAATCCTTTCTCTATAGAGGTATCATGGTTTCCGGCTATAAATATTTTATATTCAATAGGTAAAGCAGAAAACCAATCTATGAAGTTTCTTACTTCCGGTTCATTGTTGTACGGGTTACTTGGGTTAGAACAATCTCCACTAAAGATAACCATATCAACACCTTCCGGCACTTTTAACAAATTATGGTTTGAATGGGAGTCTGATATATGCCATATTACCATGTTATCTTTTGTATGTATCATTTTTTCTGTTACTATTCTTAAATGTAAGGTTATTTATCCAACTCTACCTCTATTGGTTCTAGTTTTTTAGAACATAAATGTATATGTGAGTTAACAGATACATTACTTCGTTCATTATTAGATTTCCAGAATTCATGTCGTATAGTCTGGAGTATATCAAATGCTTCCCTGCAAGATTCATCAACTTTCTTATTATGAATCCCCCAACTGCCGTTTCTTGGTTGGTGTGGTTCATTCATTAACATATTACGCGGGTGTACTAGTAGTGAATCAACAGCATCTCTAGTTCTATGGTAATGGTTGTAGCCAGTGTTACCTGTTTCATCTACGAGTTCTTGAGTCAAGTGTTTTTCAAATGTAGGATGTTCCTTTATAACATTAAATTGACCGATACCAATCCTAGTGTATAAATCTAATGCTGCTTGAATTAACTGTAGCTGTTTATTATTTACTTTTAGTGTTGCCATGTTTACGAATGCTTTTCAATTAGTTTATTTATTTGATCTACGTCTTGCCACCCTTCAGGTTCTCCTATTAAACCATCCTCGTTAAAGAAGGCCACTTCAAACGAAGTAAAGTCATCAGTTGAATACCCAGGTGCTTTTGGTGAGCAGTACATACTAGGTCCAGCAACTATTGATACTTCAATACCGTTTTCCAAATTCAACATTCCTTGAATAGCATTTGGTACTACAGAATGACTTTTCCACTTTACATCTTTAAACTGTTTCATAACTTATTATCTTTTTTTATTATACTTAAATATACGAAGAATATCTTAAAGTAACTACTACTTTATATATTTTTTAAAAGCAGAGTTATACTTCTCTTGCCCCTATTAAATAAGATGTAGCATCTAAATAAGCACGTAATTTTATTAAGTCCTCTTTTTTAAATATAGTACTATCCCAGTCGCCAAATCTGCTCTTATAACCAAAGGCATATTTTAATCCATACCATAGTCTTTTAAAAAAGTTTCTGTGAGTTGTTAAATGTGGCTCACAATACAAGTCCCCATCTTCTTCATCATACCAAAAAATTACTTGGTGTTCGAGTGAGTGGCATTCGCATACCATTATTTGTCGTTCCATAATTTAAATTTAAATTTCAGCTTTAAAATATTCTATAATCTCTTCTATTTCTCTCATAACCTACTTATGCTATCATTTTTTATTTCTTATTACGTCCGGAATATACAAACTAGATTTGACATAGCCTAATGAAATCGTGTTTATTTTCTATAGTTCTAATTTAATTGGTACGTCTACTGAATTACTTACTGAATTACTTACTAAATTATGTACTGATTTATATACTGAATTCTGTACTGAATTCCATACTGAATTACGTAATGAATTACTTACTAAATTACGTACTGAATTACTTACTGATTTATATACTGAATTCTGTACTGAATTCCATACTGAATTACGTAATGAATTACCTAATATCATATTTCTATATTTGTTACTTTATGTACTGAATTACGTACTGAATTATGTACTGAATTACTTACTGAATTACTTACTAAATAACTTACTGAATTACTTACTGAATTACTTACTAAATAACTTACTGAATTACTTACTGAATTACGTATTGAATTCCATACTGAATTATGTACTAAATTATGTACTGATTTACCTAATATCATATTTCTATATTTACCTGTTTAAAAAGTATGGGAGAATATTATTATTCCCCCCATATTAATTTTAACTAATCGGCTGACTTTTCGTAAACTGCTGTCAAAGGATTGTAGACAACTTGAGTTGTAATTAGACAACTTTTACCTTGTTCTAAAGTTGTGTGGTTTTCTGTTGTTAATATAGATTTACCATCTACCAAGAAGGTTTCGTTTATCATATCAATGTTTACCACTCTCTTTGCATCTTTAATAAAATGCCCACTTGTACTGCTTGGTGCAACGTTTACACCTACTTTTAAATTTTCCATTTGTTACTGTGTTAATTATTTGTTATTTATTTGTTAAGTTATATATTAATAATGCTATCTTAAAATTCGTATGTCATTAATTTAAAATAGGTATCTCCAGGTAGGTCTGAGTATGATTGAAGTTCCTCAGTACTAAATCCTTCGTTTTCTAATTTTTTAGTAGTAGTATCATCAAATAAGGTAGAGAATTTCTCACCTTGTCTACTAATACTAACAATATTATTCTTTAAAACTGTTGGTATTCTATATAAACTTGCAATAGCGTCTTTAGCTGATGTATGTTTTGGTTCAACACCTAAGAAGAACATTCTGTCAGTAGAGGGACAATAGCACCTTACATAAGCTATCGATATGTCATTTACCTTACCTTTAAATAATGTATATACGCCTATTTTCTGAGAACGAGTTGTACCCTTCAAATACTTTTTGCTGGTGTCGTTTATAAAGGAATCAACTTCTTTTAAGTTGTCTCTCATAAAGTCGAACACACCTTCCGTTCCACTTCTTCTCTCAATATAACGCAATACAGTTGATTTTACCTCTTCATTTTCTTCTTGGATAAAATCCTCAAAGGTGTATTTACGGTTCTTTAATTTTAAGAATAATTCTTCTGCTATATTAACGCCATCTACAAAATAATAACCAGTACCATCTTGGAATTTAATAGCATAGTCAGACATATTATGAGGCATGTCATTCTCGGATGTAATATATTCAGGTGGTTGAACTGCAAAAACTACGTTTTCAAATTCAAAGGTTTCAAATACATTTGATTCGGTTAACTTTTGGTATCTATTAAATGATACATCGTTTAAAACACCTATTTGTGTGAAGTAATCATAAAATGATACCCATCCAAAATTAGACCACCCTACATAGGATGATTTTAAATGCTGGTTTTCTTTCATGCTAGAAACAAAATCAGTATCTAACGTTTTATCCATATACTTACCGTACATTTTTGGATAATCCGTAATCTCCATTTTAAAATCTTTAACCATTGTAATTTTAATTATAGCTTCAATTAATGAATCACAGTATTCAAAATGAGGTTTAGTAAGTTTTAAAAACTCACTATAAATCCACTCCATACCTTCTTCAAACTTAACCTTGTCGATACCCTTACCACACTCTTTAAATGCCCGGTTAATACACCTGTCTCTTACAACTTTTTGTAAATCTTCTTCTTGTTTTGTTAATGTCTGTTTCATAACTTTTATTTCTTATTTATTTCTATTATACCGTGAATATACGAACAATATCTCGGGGAACTAAGTAAAATCGTATTTATTTTCTATAGTTCTAATTTAATTTTATCTTTCATCTGTTTATAAATTTTAATTATTAATATTAATTTTGTAACTCTTTAAAGGTGGTTACGACACCATATTCAACACGTTAGTGGCAATTTAAACGAACTCCCAATTAACAACTTCCTCTGTATCTAAATAAATTCTTTCTTTAAACATTCGGTTAATGACAAATTGAACGCCTCCCCAACTATTGATACTTGCTAAAAAAGATTTATATTTCTTTCCGTTTTTCAACGTGATTTCTACATCCATCCAACAAGGTGGTAATTTAGGAAAATCCTCTACTTTGTTTCCTGACTTTATCCATAAATTACATATTTTTTTATGTATAGATAAATCTTTTTTAGTAACATAATCAGCAATCGTCTCCAAAGATAAACTGCCACTAACACTCGCTATAAGTAATGGCGGTTTAATGCTAATTTGGTGTTTTGTGCTTTCTGTTGTCATTTGTGCTTAATTTAAAGTGAGTAGTTCTAATTACGCCACTACTCATAGCGGATGCCGTTAGCTACAATAAGCTAATTTCGTGTTTTACCTTATCCCAATATTCAAATTCAGCTTTCCATAACATACTTTCTTTATATTGGAACATTGGTTTGTTAAGTAAATCTTGTGCTTCGTTAGCCAAAACCAAAGCAAGTTTTTTACACATTCCATTAACTGTGCTTGGTTGGCTATTAAATTCTGTTTCAAACTTCATTTTTTCATAAAGTTGCTTTGCTTTTTTACTTGGTGTCATAATTTAATTTTTGTGCTTCTAACCTACTTACAGTAGTTAACAATGTATATAGTTTATAAGCCATTTAATATTCGTTTTCAATTGTAAATTTCTGCTATGGCTTACAAAACCATATACTAAACGTTACCACAAATTTAAAAAGGAAGGCAGTCATCACAACAAGGTATATACCTTTTTGGAGGTTCGTATATTTCAAGATATTTAGTTCCACAAGGGCAAGTTACTTCGTGTGGTTTAGGTAATAACTTTGGTGTTTTATCCTTAAAAAAACGTGTGGTAACAATGTATAAACTCCATTGCTTTATATTTCCAAAGGTGTTTTTTAATCTATTCATTTTGTTTTTACTTTAAAGGTTATTTAATATTTATAAGGTCGCAACGTATCTTATACTTAGCGTTAGCAGTAATTTAAAGGCAACCAACCTATCGTATCGTTGAACTCAACAAAACGATGAAGTCCGCTATTGTCTTTAAATACTTTTGTTTTTATTTCACTGCCATCTTTTAAAACTGCAATAAAATCAAAACCTTCGGTGTTAGGTATTAGTGCTAATTCTTTCATTTTTAAGTTATTTATTTGATTAATATTCAATTACTTATATCCACAGAAGGTTATAAATAAACCTCTGTGGAATTTTTGTGAGACAGGTTGGATTCGAACCAACAACCCTATTTTATTAAGTACGCTAATACTTTTTTATTTAGGTTTTTTAAAAAAACTTGTACTTCGTTTTTTATAATAGCGTCTGCCAATTCCGCCACTATCTCATATTTTGACCATATTTCTGAACTCAGCAAAAAGGCATAAAACTACACCTAACACTGTATAAAAGCCATAGAAAAAACGGCTCTTATACTCACGTTAGCGTTCATTTGCCCACTTTGCACCTTCTCTAAACATTTTCCTAGCCCAATACAATTTACCTTCATCCCAATGCGGTTCATCATCATCATCATCATTATATTGAACTATACTTCTTTTTTCAAGTTCTATATCAATTTCATCATCAAACGAAACGCTAACACTATGTAAAGTGAATGGCTTTTTGGTTTTTGAAGTTTCGGTTTTCATATTAAAAGTTGTTTAAGTGTGAAAATATGTAGCTTTTAACAGTTATCAATACTTCCTGCATTTATTTGAGAACTCCATTTACCAACCCTTATCCAAAACCATTTGTGTTTTAGTCCAATTCCAAACTTACTTTCAACGTGTCTTTCTTTGTAAAATCTCATAATATTAAATTTAAAAGCTGCTAACAATAAATAAATTGAATAGTGCATTGCAGCCGTTTTGCTTCTATCCAAGTGTAGTGAAGATGCACTACTCATTTTATTAAGGTCGTTACCAACTATAAACTGCTTTTTGCAATCCCAAGGAATAAATCAATATCCCAATTATCGTCAGGAATTTCCCCACGTTTATAAAACTCATACGCCGTTAACAGTTCCCTTCGGTTGCTAACAACGGGTATAGTTAATTTTTTAACAGCCTCATCGTAATCGTACAACATTGTAAAGCAATCAGGAACATCTCCTCCGCTTGGCTTCCATTTTCTAATATCTTTTATCAGATTTGTTTTAAGTTCTAATAATTCACTTTTCTCTATATTATCCATAATTTATCTATTTATCCGTTAAAAATCTAACCATACCCAAACCGTTAGCAACCATACAGAATAATAAACTCCTGCCAAGGCTGCAATACTTTAGCTGTTAATATTGTAATAGCCTTCAAAGGTTCCCCTCCAGCATCAATATCACTCTTTTTATCTTATAAAACTCTTTGTCCAAATTTCAGTTATGGAATGTTACCCTTTACACTAGGTCGATATGGTTAATCTATATATCCGTGAAGATATCTAACATCTCTACAATAAACACAACTGCTGATACAGTCTATAATTATTATCTACCAAACGTTCTTATGGTGGTTATAGATATAAAATTATCGTTTATCTTCAATCAAAGAGTTTAAAATTAGCTTTTCGGGTCTTACAAGGTTACTGCATGAATGAGAGGCTAACCTTTACCTTAATCTCAATTTAATCAGCTTTACTGCTAATAATATTTTTATATAACAATAAACAATAGGGCTCGTGAGAATATCTCTACTTAACGTCTTAGGAGCTGTTGACGTAGTTCCAAGCTACTCCAGTTACGCTATGCCCTATTGTTTATTGTTATATAATTTTTTATATTCTGTTATTGTGTCAATGAACTTATTACTTACGTAATATACGAATAGTATTTGTATTAAGCAACTAAAGTAGTATTTAACTCTTCACTTCTCAACATTTTTAATTGCTTCAAAATAGAGAGAGTATTTCCCTTTAGTCCGTAATAGTTTTTTACATCTTGCAGTCTCCACATCCTATGTGGCTTTATTCCTTTACTAAACAGAGTTACTTCCCTTATCGAATGTACTAAGTTCCACTGTCCTTTCGGGAAATCCTTGCCGTTTAGGTTTAAGTTAACCTGCAGGTCTTTTTGGTATTGTGTTTTTGTATTTGTCATAACTCCTATTTCGATATCTTATTATACTTAAATATACGAAGAATATATTTACTAGACAACTAAAAGGTCTAACCTTTGAAGATAACTTATCCATAGTTCTATAGAGTTTTTATGAAGTACACTGTACACCTCCTCTAAGTTCAAATCCTTTATATGCACCAGTCTCTCCTCTAAGATAGGTCCTTCATCTACTCCTACCGAGACCTTATGTATAACACAAGCTGAGACGTCTAGATTCAGGTGAAATGCTTTCTCTTGAGGATCCTTTCCTGCTAGTAGAGGGAGTATACCCGGATGACCGTTTAAAATGTTAGGATACTTGTCTATGACTTCATGCGGTACTATCCTTAACCATCCGTGTAGTGTTATAACTTTAACCCCTTCCCCTAGCGCAGTAATGTATTCGTCTGGTGTTGGTTTATTACTAATATAAGTAATCTCTTTTCCGGCTAACTTTGAGCTTATAGTTCTCACTTCCGAGGGTCTCTTGTTTGTTATAATCTTATCCGGCCACCGGCCGAGAGCCTCTGCTATAGAAGCTATTTCGGATCCGGTTTGAGAGAAGAAAGCTACCCAGGTATTATATTTAGAAGTTTCCATAGACTATGCGAATTGCTCTGCTAAAGCGAATAGTTCTTTATTCATTTTTATATCTCTCTGAAATGCTTTTATTGGTTTAGCAGTTCTTACCTTACCAGTCGAAGTAGTATACTCAAAACGACCTTTAATTACTTTCTCTTGTAGAATATTATATACTGTCCAGAGACTATCGCCCTTATCAGCTTCTCTTAGAGGAGTGAGTAGTAGCTTAGGTTCTACAACTGCCTTATCACCAGCGAAACGTATACCCATAGCACTTAAAGCAAACTCTGTCTTTTGCTCTTCGCTTAGTTGGACATCTCTAAACTTATTCAATACCTCTATTGTACCTGGAAGTTCTTCTATCATCTTTACTATTGTAACCTGCAACTCTTCAAAAGAGTAACCCCTATGTCTAATTCGAAGTGATCCGAAACTCTTAGTAGCTACTACTAGACCATTTGCACAAGCTACACGGTATAACCCTGCACTAAACGAGAAGGCTCCTAAAGCGTTATGAGAGTTTTGAATTAATACTTGAGGGAATACAGTCTCTCCATCCTCTGTCCGGAGTACTATATTATCATTTCTAAAAGCAACTAAATGCTTTGCATATCGATCCGTATCAAGGTTACCTGAAGTCTGTTGATCAGCCCCTATCACTTTCCATCCTAATTTAGCCATATCGTCAAGTATCCTTGTTGTCGGTATGTGAATGTAATGTTTAGAAACTAAAGGTGAAGCATGTTGCTCTACAACTGCTGGTGCTTTCTCACTTATCTCTTCTAAGGTAAGCGGTGTTTGGTTTGAAAAATTAATCATAAACTTTTATTTATTTCTTATTATACTATAAATATACGAACTTGCTAAGTCGTAGGCAACT